TAGTTGGCTTGGTGGATTTGTTACCGTCAAGTTTTAATAACATATCATAAACTGGTTATAATCAAGAGCCTCACACGAGGCTCTTTTTTATTGATTTGACAACAGCATTTTACCGTATAATATGTATGCTATGATTTTACCATCTAATATTACTCCATCGCTATGCTGTATCCATACAGGACTACAAGAGCATAAAATCAAGTTCAATGTAATGACATATGCCCAATATAAGAAGTTGGGTAGCAAGGTTGCTATGAAAGTGCTTGCTGATCGTTCATTGAATAATATTAAGACTATTCGTGCTGTTCTTGGAGAGTGTGCGGTTAATAACTGGAATTACCGCATTGGTAGTAATGTTTTTCCATTGATGACGCACCCAGATCTGGAGTTTACTGTGGATGATTTTTATAACGCCGAAGAAATATACTCGGAATTCAGAGCAGCCGCTAAGATCATACAGGACAATAACATTCGTTGTAGCATGCATCCTGACCAGTTTGTTGTACCTGCCAGTCCAAATCCAAAAGTTGTTGAAAACTCTATACGAGACTTGGATCAACACGCCATGATTATGGATATGCTTAATTTACCTCGTTCATACGAAGCACCGATTAATATTCATATGAACTGTTATAACAATGGTAACTATGCCGAAACAACAGATAGATTCCAGAAAGTATATCATAATATGAGCGACGGTGTGCGTAGTCGTTTAGTGTTGGAGAACGAAGACAAACTAAAGAGTTGGAGTGTAATGGCATTATATGAAAACACATACAAGCGACTGGGTATTCCAATTACATTTGATAATCTGCACCATATGTGTAATCCAGACTCAACCAGCGAAGAGTTTGCGTTTGATACAGCACTATCAACTTGGCCAACTGGAGTTATTCCGTTGTTTCATTTCAGCGAGTCATTGCCTGGCAAAAATCCGCGTGCTCACGCCGACTTTCCTACTATGATGCCGTCTATTTATGCTAACTACAAAGGCAATCTACATCTTGACTTCGAGTTCAAGATGAAAGAACTTGCTATAAATAAGATTTCACGCGAAAGTTTATTGACAATCTGCGAGTAATCTACATACTGTATTTATCTTATTCAATATAAGAATAATAAAACACAAAAAATATACGCATATGACTAAGACAACCAAGACAAAGAATGGCCGCAAAATCAATACATTCGTCAAGAACGGAAAGTATTCTCTTTCTTTTACTCGCCCTGTAAAGGGTGTAAAGGATGAGATTATGCATCTTAGTGTGACTGGTATCAATCCCGTCACCAAGAAGATGAACAAGGTTCGCCTTGATGGTAGAGCAGTTGCTGCTTTGCGCCGTATTCTTACCAAGTAATATTGTAGAATATTGATATATCAAAATCCCCCAAGTTATTTTGGGGGATTTTTTATTGACACTTAGTATATCCATAGTATGCTTGTTCTATGAAAATAGACATACAGTCTATAGATAGAAACTCTTTTATGGTTCACCAGCATCTCGTTGGTGAGCACGAGTGCTATTTGATTCAACCTATTCATATCGGAGCGACTTGGAACAAGCAGAATCTTATCTTTAGATCTTCACTGTGGGATAAGGAAGGAAATCCCGTTTCACTGAGTTTCAAGAAGTTTTTTAACCTTGGTGAAAAGCCTGACATATCACCCACACCGTCTTCTCTCGTTGGTTCAAGAATGATTGAGAAGTTGGACGGTTCTACGCTTATATTCTCAAGATATAAGGGGCATACTGTTATTCGTACAAGAGGAACGACAGATGCTCGTAGGCAAGAAAACGCACACGAAATAGATGTATTGCTAAATAAGTATGCCAAGTTTATATCATATCTTGAAAAGCAAGACACCACTCAGCATTCTTATATCTTTGAGTGGCTATCTCCTACCAATCGTATTGTATTAGATTATGGCAAAGAGCCCGATATGGTTCTTATTGCCGCAATTGTACACGATGACTATTCGCTTGTAGACCAGCACTCACTAAACCATATTGCCAGAAACTATAACTTTCGCCGCCCAAAGTTTTATAATTATAACTCCATCGACGAATTACAGAAGGCAGTGGTTGATATGCGGGACTTTGAGGGCATATGCCTGTATTACAACGACGAACAGGATATTCTAAAGATCAAGAGTGCTCAATACTTGTATCTGCATCGCGCCAAGAGTGAAATCTCAAGCATAGAAAAGGTAATTGATGTATATATTGATTGGTTTATGGACCGTCATACACTATCTCACGAACCTACTGGCTATACTGAGTTCTTTGATTATCTTACGCATAAGTTTGACTACGAAATAGCAAATATGGCAATCGGGCATATTTCACGCATATGCGATGCGATGAAAGAAGTTCATACCATAATGAACGCACTGTTTGCTTTTGCCGCCGCTCGTTCTAAAATGCCACGCAAGTTTGCTGCCGCAGAAATATTACAAGCACATGGCAGCACAGGCAGATCTGCGATTGTATTCAAAGTGCTTGACGGTAAGCCAATAACAGCAGATGACTACAAGAAAATCTTATACCAAGTTCTTAAATGATCATCACAAACTTTCCTGCGAAACTAAAACAAACTATGAATCTCGCAACGATGCTATTCGTGATGCTAAAAGAATACTGACAGAGTATCGTAGTGATAGAATACCATACAAATGTAGTTATTGCGGATATTGGCATCTTGCTACAAAATACTAATATTTATTTATGATGACAAAAACAGCACATACAGACAAAATCGCCAAGCGTCTTGAAGTTGGAGATGTTGTAATATCTTCAACAGGTAAAAAAATGAAAGTAACCGCCGTAATACAAAAGGTTAATAGAACCGTTGTATTATTTGATGATGATATGGAGATTGACTTTGACCCATACTTCAGGATTGAAAAAGTTATACCTGCCAAGAAATAAGGCTTGACTTTTTATATTATTGTAGTCATAGTTATATCTGAAAGGATATATTATGAATGTTATCTCCCAACCAGTATTGTGCCTAAATAACTTATGGCAGGCTTTGAATACAAAGACTGTCAAGGAGGCTCTTATTTCTATGCTGGGTGGAGTTGATGGTAATAATCCGCCTGCTCTTGCCATAGATATGAACTTTCGTGTGGATGAAAATGGCAGCGTAGATTGGGATAATCCAGAATATGTACAGCCAGTTGATTGGGAAACTTGGAAGAATCTGCCTATAAGAGATTATGATCTTGCTATACATACCTCTAATATGACTATTCGGGCTCCGCGTGTCATTATTCAGCCAAACTATAGCAAGATGCCTGTAGTTACTCCTCGTCCGACCAAAGAAAGCATTCGTAAACGTGATGGTGGAGTATGTCAATATACAGGTCGTCAGATTTCTTGGAAAGATGGCAACATTGACCACGTTATTCCTCGTACCAAGGGCGGCAAGAATACGTTTGAGAATATGGTATGGTGTCATAAAGAAATCAACAGCAAGAAAGGTGATAAAACGCCAGAACAGGCTGGGCTAAAACTTATTCGCAAGCCAAAGGCACCAAGGGCTGTGCCAGTAAGTTCAACCATACAAATCGCACATCATCCAAGTTGGATACATTTCTTGGATAATGTCACCGAAGTAAGACAAGAAATAGCATCTTGACAACAACTATACCCTGATCTATATTATCGGGGTATTTATTTATGACCTTTTTTTATATACTTCTGGCTGCGATATTCATAATTGAGTTGTGTCTGGCGTATTCTTGTTATAAGTTTTATCTTATGATAAAGAAGATGGATAAGACAAATAAAACTACTATAGTTGAAAATGGCAACGCCATCACAGAAACACTAAGAATAATATTTGACAATCTAAAGCGTCAAACCAGTAAGGTGGATAAACTATCAGGCAAACATACAGAATATCAATCACGATTTCATAGATTAGAACAGCACGTTCAGCGTCTTTTATCCAAAGACAAAGAATCTGTTGAACTACCAAAAGAGGAAAACAAAAATGAGCGACGAAACAACAAAGCAGATTGAGTTTGGCAAGTTGGCTATTGGCAGCAAGTTTTACTTGACTAAGCCTGTAGAATCAACTTCTGCTGTATTCACAAAGATTACATCGTCAAAAAATGATGCTGGTGTATGGTCCAATGCCAAGAATGGCTTTGGATTGACAACCTTTGTACAATACGATAAGCGTGTCTGGACTAAATCGTAAAATGCCAAGAAAAAAAGCAACAGAAACTGGTGCTGCTATAACAAAGCCCAAGGGATTGTTTGATCATATCAATCATGTCCGCGAAAAGCAGGACATTGATTATTTTGACAAACTTACCGACGCCGACAAAAAGAGTTGGTCCAACTTTATGGTGTGCCGTTTTCTAAGCATGCAACCCGAACTTATTGATACATTGAATCACGTACAGAAATATAGCGGCGTATTATCTCCCAAAGAGTTTTATAAGGTGCTGATTGCTTTTGTGCCAAAGCGTAAGGCATTTTATCCATATATCAAGAGCAAGAGTGAGAAGTATAATCCTGCCTTGCTTAGTTTGCTCTCCAACCATTTTCAAGACAGCGAAAGAAATGTGCTTGAGTATATATCCATCTTGACAAAGGCCGATATTGTTGGCATTGTTGGCAAATACGGATATAACGAAAAGCAAATCAAAGAACTAATGGAGGCATAACATATGAAAGTAGCCATCAACGCATCTTATGGAGGGTTTGGTCTATCACCTGAAGCACTAAAACTATACTGCGAAAAAGCAGGCATAAGTTGTTATTTCTTCAAGTATGAATATACTACTGAACCCACGCTCAGGAGCAAACTTGTTCCTGCATATGATCTGACTGACCATGGAAAATATAGCCGCGACAATCTTGCGTTTTCTATACCAAATCCTCAAGAGCAAAAAAATCCACATGATTATCGCATAGGCGACGGGTTTACAGATGACAGAACCAATAAGTTTTTGATTGAGGCGATTGAAGAACTTGGGTCAGAGGCAGCAAGCGGAAGCAGTTGTAAAATAAAAATCGTTGAAGTGCCCGACGATGTAAAATGGCATATTGCTGAATATGATGGTTGGGAGTGGGTGGCAGAAGATCACCGTAAATGGGAATAAACATATGTCTACTAAAAATGTTATAGGAGTTGGAGGCGCAGCCCGCAGCGGTAAAGATACATTTGCTTCTATTGTAGAAATGAAATTACAGCAGGCTGGTTATAGCGTCAAGAAGGTCGCATTTGCCGACCCGCTAAAGCAGCATTGCGATAAGTTTTTATTGGAAAATCTTGGCATATCTGCTTTTACACAAGATCCTGAAGAAAAGATTCTTATTCGTCCTATGCTTGTATGGTATGGCGATGCTCAACGCAGACGCACAGATGGTAGATACTGGATTGATCTTGCCAAGAAAACGATTGATGAATCAGACTATGACTTTTATATCGTTACGGATGTGCGATATGATGTATATGAAAAAGATGAACTATACTTCTTGAAGAAAGAAACCAAAGGAGTGCTGTGTCATATCAGCAAGTATAGCATTGTTGATGGCGTAAAGAAGTTTGTATTGCCCGCCAACGAACACGAAGAAGCCAACAATCCAAGAATCAGAAGCGCCGCACAGCATCGCATAGAATGGGAAGATGAAGGCAAGATGACAACCGAGGAACTATTACTGAATCCAAAACTGAATGAACACGTAGAAAAGTTTATGAAGATCTGGATACAAAAGTTTTAGTATTTGTATTCATCACCATCTTCTTCTTGATCTTCATCGTCATCTTCACCAAGTTCATTATCAAGTTCTTCACTTAGTTTGATAAAATCTTCGTGCTCTAACTCAAGTTTGGCTACGATAGAAGAAATCAAGAAAGCAAGTTCTCCCTTATCAAAGTTCATGCTCTTGATATTTTTTGAGAACTTGTTTGCGATGGTATATATCAAGTTTCTGCGTGCCGACAACTCATCATTGTTGTATATGATGCCAGGTATTGGATTTTTATCGCTATGCATGTCGGATAGTTTAGCCATTTCTTCCTTTAGCATCTGATTATACTCTGCATCATTTGCCGCAATACTTTTAATTAAACTTTTCAACTCATCTATGTCTTTTTTCTTTACAACCTTTGCCACTGAAAAAGTACGTAATACTCCCTTTTTCTGTAGAACGTGTGTGAATGTTTTGTTATCCATATATGATATATTTTTTGTTTATCTAAATAAATATAAACTCTTTACAATTGACATCAACAATACTTGATATATACTGATTTTATGTCTATAAATGATTTTTACGCCGAACCAGTAGCAGAAGTGCCTACTGTAACTCCAACTGAAGAAAAAAAGAAGAACAAGACCGTAAGTTTTTCTCAATATGCTATGTGGCTAAAGTGCCCGCAGCAATGGAAGTTGTCGTATATAGACAAACTTGCTCCGTATGAAGCCAATATCAATACTGCGTTTGGAACGGGCATTCACGAAGCATTACAAGAATATCTTAGATTGTTATATAATGTAGGCTCTTCTGCTGCCGATGAGTTTGATTGTTATGCCAAGTTCATATCAGCGTTTGATGAAGAACTAAAACAACTCAAACTGGCAACAGACGAGCAAGTATCTACATTGTCTGCCGAAGATATAGAAGAACTTGGCTTGACCACACCATCTCAAGTAGCAGAGTTCAAGTCAGATGGCAGAACTATTCTTGACCACGTAACCAGTTATGCCATACGCAGCAAACATTTTCCGTCAAAGAAGTATGAGGTAGTGGGAATAGAACTGCCGCTTGAAATACCGCTAAAGAACAATACTATAACATACAAAGGCTTTCTGGATATTGTGTTCAAGGATAAAACGACCAACAAGATACTTATTTTAGATTTCAAGACAAGTCGTCTGGGCTGGAACAAATATCAAAAGGCAGATAGAACAAAGATAGACCAACTACTGCTATATAAGAGATTTTATCATCAGGTATTCAAGGTGCCTATGTCTGATATAGAAGTTGAGTTCTTTGTAGTCAAGCGTAAGTTGCTTGAAGATGCTGAGTTTCCGCAGCAGCGTATTCAACGTATATCGCCGCCAGATGGAAAGATGAACATGAAAGAAGTAGAATCTGCTTTTCTTGACTTTATAAAAAATGGTTTTGATGACAACGGCGAATATAATAAAGACGCTGTGTTTCTAAAGAATCCTGGCAAAGGCCGCAAAAACTGTAAATATTGCATCTTCAAGACACTCAAGAACGATAAAGGCGAACTATATTGTAACGGAAAAGAAGGCTAATAGTTTTTTATATATACGGAAAACCTAGTTTCATATATATGTATATAGAGAAATCTAACAATCATATATATGAAACTAAAAACTAGCCACGAAACATCATTCACTTCTGTACACCTGTTCAAGGACAAATATACTGCGTTCAAGGAAGCAGGTGTATCAAGTGGAATGACGCTGCAAAAACTCGTAAATCGTTGTGTATATCTTTATATCAACGATCCAGAGTTCAGAAAGAAGCTCAACGAAGAAAATTCTTTACAAATCAGCGGTTCTGCATTTTAAATAATTTGACATAACGCAGATTTAAAACATAATACAAGGTTATATATGGTAAATAGTTATATTCCTCAGAAGGACAGAAAGAAGATTATACTGCTTTGCGATGACCTGAGAATGCATTCTGGTATTGCTACAATGGCAAGAGAGTTTGTTACAGGCTTGGCAGGCAAATACAACTGGGTACAAATGGCAGGTAGCGTTACGCATCCTGAAAAAGGCAAGATAATGAATCTTGACCAAGCCACCAACCAAGTTGCTGGCATAGACGACGCATACGTTCGCCTATATCCGGTTGATGGTTATGGCGACGCCAATCTTCTAAACGAAGTTATTAAGATGGAAAAGCCTGATGCGCTGCTTCATTTTACTGATCCGCGTTTTTGGATCTGGTTATATCAAATCGAGCGTGAATTGCGTCAGAAGATTCCAATCGGGTTCTATAGCATCTGGGACGATCTTCCATATCCTATGTATAATCGTCCATATTATGAATCGTGCGATTGGATTGGTTGTATCAGCAAGCAGACAGAAAATATCGTAAAGAATATTCTTGGAACTACACTAAATAATCCTACAACTGTATCGTATGTACCGCACGGCATCAATCGCAAGATGTTTAGACCGTTGACCACAGATGCTGAACTAAGTGAACTGCAACTAATACGTAGACAGTATTTCAAGAAGGACTATAAGTTTGTAATATTCTATAACAATAGAAATATTCGTCGTAAGCAAACCAGTACAATAATGCTTGCCTACAGAGCATTCTGCGACAATCTACCAAAAGAAGAAGCAGCAAAGTGCGTATTGTTTCTACATACACACCCAGTAGATGAAGCAGGCACTGATTTGCCCGCGTGTAAGCAGGCATTTTGCCCGAATTATGATGTAGTGTTCAGTGTTGAAAAGGTTCTGCCAGAAAGAATGAATCAACTTTACAACATGGCAGATGTGACGGTAAATCTTTCCGACAACGAGGGATTTGGTATTGCCACTGCGGAGAGTGTAATGGCGGGTACTCCAATCATCGTCACGGTTACGGGAGGACTTCAGGACCAGTGCGGATTTACAGACGATGCCGGAAATCCTGTCCAATTTGAAAATGGATGGGGAACTAATGCCGATGGTAGATATAAGAAACACGGTAGATGGGTTACACCAATCTTTCCGGGTGCAAGAATGATGCAAGGTAGTATTCCTACTCCATATATTCTTGCCGATTATGCCAAGTGGGAAGATTGTGCTGAAGCATTTATGTATTGGTATTTGACCAGCAAGGAAAAGCGCCTTGAGTATGCACTGGAAGGTAGAGAATGGATGTGCGGAGTTGGTGGACTAAGTGCAGAAAGCATGTGTGAAAAAATGGCATCTGGCTTAGAAAATATGATGGCAAACTGGAAAGGTCGCGAAAGATTTAATCTTCATCGTCACGACGAATATGTTGGGCACAATATGCCAAACAACAGTCTTGGATTTCCGATTCCAAAGATTAACAAAGATGAAGTACTAAAAAAATATAACAAATAAATAATATTATGGCTAAAGCATTGACTAAAGAAGAAGCAAAGACAAAAATCTACGAACTTGCCAAGCAACTTCGTGAAATCGAAATGGAAAAGCGAGTTGTTATGACTGACTTCAAGGATCGCATCAACGATGTTAAGTCCGAGATGGAAGCGATTATTCAAGAACAAGAAGGTCAAAACACACCCGGTACAGCACCATAATAAAAAAAAGGTTATATAAATGAGCAACGAAATTAAACCAGTATGTGTCATACAAGGTCCAATAGCATCTCGCTCTGGATATGGCGACCATACATTTGCAATTGCGGCAGACATCATAAAGTATGATAAGTTTGACGTTAAGATCGTACCAATGCGATGGGGAGTGTGTCCCAATACGATGTTGGATGACGAAAGTCGTCCTATGGTCAAAGAAATAAAGAGCAGAATACTAACTACCAACTTAACCGCACAGCCTGAATTATTTGTTCAAGTATCTATTCCCAACGAGTTCCAGCCACGCGGAAAATATAATATTGGCGTTACGGCAGGTATTGAAAGTACTGTACCAAAGCCAGAATGGGTTGAAGGTCTGAATAGAATGAACTTGAATATTGTTCCTTCAAACTTTTCTAAGGAAGTATTTGTAAAAACTGCATACGACCGTAGAGATGAAAGAACGGGAATGACGGACAAGATTCAACTCAATAAACCTATTGAAGTTGTATTTGAAGGAGTAGATACAAGTATTTACAAAAAAACTAATGAACCGTCCGAAGAAATAGATTCTGCGCTAAATGCGATCCCAGAAACATTCTGCTATCTATTCGTAGGACATTGGATCCAAGGCGACCTAGGTGCAGATAGAAAAGATGTCGGAATGTTGATCAAGATCTTCAGCGAAGTATTTAAAAACAAGAAAAATGCACCCGCGTTAATTCTCAAGACTAGCGGAGCAACATTCTCCAAAATAGATAAAACCGAAATACTTAAGAAAATAAATGACATTCGTGCCCCACTGTCTGGAACTCTTCCAAATATATATATTATACACGGCGAACTGGCTCCGACTGAATTGAATCGTTTGTATAACCATCCAAAGGTAAAAGCTCACGTCAGTCTTACTCACGGAGAAGGTTTCGGAAGACCGTTGCTAGAGGCAACTCTAAGCGGAAAACCACTACTTACTACTAATTGGAGCGGTCACGTAGATTTTCTTCCAGATAATCTTGCAAACTTGTTACCCGGTACAATGGTCAACGTACCTCCGAGTGCGTGCAACGAATGGCTGGTAAAAGAAGGTCAGTGGTTTAATGCAAACTACAGCGTTGCTGCACAGAAATTGGAAGATATATACACAAACTATATCAATTATATTCCAAACGCCGAAAAACTGCGTGTTCAAAATGCAGAAAAGTTTAGTCTTGAAGCTGCTGGAAAAGTATTGGTAGATGTCTTAGACAAACATCTCCCCGTGTTTGAGAAGAAGGTAGGAATTACGCTTCCAAAATTCAAAAAAATAACTCCGACAACGTCGTGAAAATAAGTTATTTGGTTACGTGTAAAAATGAGACACTTGAGCTTCTTGAACTAATCGAGAAGCTCAAGACTCACATCGATTTTAATGCTCCGAACGACGAAGTTGTCATTCTTGATGATTTTTCTGATAACGAAGGTACTAAAAAGATACTGGAAAAAGCTAAAAACTATGGCTTTAGTATAATTCAACATGCACTAAATAAAAACTTTTCCGAACATAAAAACTATGGAAGTAAACGTTGTGTAGGAGATTATATAGTCCAGTTGGACGCGGATGAATATCTGTGGCCTGAACTGTTGTATAATATGCAAGAATTGATAATGTCTAATCCAAAAGTTGAATTGTACAGAGTTCCAAGAGTAAATATTGTAAGAGGAGCTACTTCACAAGATGCAGCTATGTGGGGATGGCATCTTAGTACACTACCAGAATATTTTGGTAATGAGCCAATAGTAAACTGGAATCACGGTGATTATCAATCTCGTATATATAAAAATAGCCTAAAGGTACAATGGCAAAAACCGCTACACGAGACTGTGATTGGTGCTGAGTATGTAACTATGCTTCCTAAAGAAGTTGAATGGTCTATTATTCATGACAAAACAATAGACAGGCAACGTGCGCAAAACCTGTTTTATAACCAAAACTGGTCCAAACAAGCTAACATGGGACAAGGATAAATTATGAAAATATCAGTAATAGGACACGGACATTTGGCATATATAACTGCCGCTTGTATGGAACAATTTCATCAAGTAAATGTTGATGATTCTAAGGTTGGAGATAGTGACGTTATTTGGGTTTGCTATGATACACCGGTCGATAAGGACGGAAAGCCAGATTCAAGAATCATATTTGAATGGTTGGGAAGAGTACTTCCATTTGCCAAAAATAATGCTATTGCTTTGATATCTACCCAAGTTCCAGTTGGAACGTGCAGAATGCTAGAGAACGTATATACAGATATCAGAATTGCCTGTTCTCCAGAAAATCTAAGGCGAGGTAGAGCAATAAATGATTTTCTGAACCCAGAACGAATTGTTGTTGGATGTGATAGATTCTCAAAAGATGTACTTACCGAATTGTTTCGTCCATTGTCTTCTAATATAATTTGGATGAGTTTGGAATCTGCTGAAATGGTAAAACACGCATTGAATTCATATTTGGCAATGTCTATTGCATTTATAAATGAAATAGATAAAGTTGCAAAGGCGGTGGGAGCAAATTCGTCAGATATAACCGCAGGATTGCAAACAGACAAACGCATAGGTAAGTTGTCTTATCTAAAAGCCGGTGGTCCATATACCAACGACACACTTGGAAGAGAAATACATAACCTCATTCAATTGGATCAAAAATACAATCTTGGACTGTCTCTCATCCCATCAATCAAGAAATCGAACGATGAACATTCTAATAACAGGTAATACTTTTGGTATTGGAAAGATGCTGTCCGATAGATTTGAGAAAAATGGACACAATGTCTATGGTCTTTCTCGTTCTTCAAAATATCCTTGCGATGTGTCAAATATAGAAGAAGTACGTGGATGGTCTAACTACTTTCTTGATTGCGATGTTTATTTTGATGCAATCATTACGTGTGCGGGGACGCAGGGTGAATTGGGAAAGGTGTCAAAGACAAATCCAGAAAATTGGTCACAAACAATAAGAATAAACTTGGATGGAACATATAATGTTTTGAAAGAATTTTATCCATTGATGTGTACCAACAAACGTCAAAAGATAGTATGCATGGCTGGAGGTGGTGCTGGAAATGGCAGAGCATATTTTTCTGCATACGCAGTAGCAAAAACTGCCGTAGTTAGATTGGTGGAAACGATGGCTTTGGAAGAGCCAACCTTGGATATTAACGCAATAGCTCCCGGCGCTATAAAGACCGGAATCGTTGATGGTCCAATAAATGCTGGGCAAGAAATAATTGGTATTCAGGAATACGAAAAAGCCAAGCGTCAAAGCGAAAGCGGAGATGACCCCGAACCGGCTATGCAGTTGGTCGAATGGTTAATTTCCGATGAAAGTGACGGTGTTTCTGGTAAATTTATAAGTGCAAAGTGGGATTGTTGGAGAAACTTCAAGGATTTATCCAAGGAGATTTATACTCTACGAAGAATGACCTAATGAAAATAGCAATACATGTAGAACAACTTGATCACCGAGGCTGTGGTACAGTGCCATACGACTATTATATGGGAATAAGAGACTGCCTTGGTCATAACCCAATCATAATGAGTTCTAGATCAAAATCAACTTGCCCAATGGAAAAGTTTGATGGGTTGAACTATCATCTATATGAAAATGAAAGTGAGATTCCAATTCTGGTAGAACGTGAAAAAATAGATCTGTTTTATATGATAAAGGCGGGCGGAAAAAATGAAGGAACTACCCCATCAAATTGTAAAACCGCAATCCACTGTATATTCAGTATGACAGAACCACATGGCAATGTATACGCTGGCGTAAGCGAATGGTTAGCAAAAATGTTTAATCAGCCATTATGGGTTCCGCATATAATAAATCTACCAAAAACAAACGAAAGTCTGCACGACGAACTTGGAATACCAAAAAATGCTTTCGTATTGGGAAGATTGGGTGGATACAATCAATTTGATTTACAAATCGCGCACCGAGCATTGATAACTGCGATTGAAAAAAGAAACGATTTATATGCCGTATTTTTGAATACTAAACCATTTGTTTCTCACCCAAAAGTAAAATTTTTACCATTCAATCCAAATTTGATGTATAAAAGTGAGTTTATAAATACGTGCGATGCCATGATACACGCTCGAAGTGACGGCGAAACGTTCGGGTTGGCGGTCGCGGAATTTTCTTCTTTCAACAAACCAGTACTTACATATGACGGTGGATATGGGTGGTATATGAAAGCGCACTTGCATATGCTTGGTGAAAAGGCGTTGAAATATAAAAACGAACAAGAACTAACTTCATACTTATTACAAATTGACAAAGAGTATGTTAAAGATATAGACTGGGATTGTTATTCATTAAAATTTTCTCCATCCAACGTGATGAAGCAATTTGAAGAAGTATTCATAAAATAATATGCCAAACATAATAGAAGCCAGACACGGTAAGTTTTTGATATTGCCAAACGACGCACTGGGGCAGGCATTGATGAACAATGGAGATTTTGAGCCACATTTTTATAATGTAGCCAAAAACGTAATAAAACCCGGAGATATTTGTTTGGATTGCGGAGCAAACTTGGGATATCATGCAGTAACGATGGCAAAAATGGTTGGACCCGCCGGAAAAGTTTTGGCATTTGAACCATTGAGAGTAATATATCAACAGCTATGTGGTAATGTATTCATCAACGACCTACGAAATGTATTTTGTTTCAATGTGGCGTTAGGGAATGAGAACAAAATGATTCAAATGGACTATGTTGACGTAGATAGACCTCAAGGAATTAATATAGGAGCAACTAAAATTGGTGGTGGCGGGGATGTAGTACAAATGATAAAAATTGACGAAGTTATAAGTTCGGGTGTATCATTCTTGAAAATAGATGTACAAGGATCTGAGATATTTTTATTGGAAGGTGCCGAAAAACTTATTCAAAATTCTAGACCTATTATGTTTATTGAAGTCGAAAACCAGTGGTTGAATTGTTTTGGGCAGAGTTCAGAAACATTGCTCAATAAAATTTTGTCGTTGGATTATATACTGGTCCGAATAAACAATGAATATCCGTGTGATCACGTAGCTATTCCAAGAGAGAAAAAAGATTTACTTGATATTATAATGAAGGACGTTGGGTATCCAATACAAATCGTAGACGGAAAATCTGTAAAGTTGAATTTTGATAGAACTGATTGGCAAAAAGAAATAAATTACGGGGGATTTGAAGTATATTAATGATACCATCTCGTTTAATTATATTTGATTTGGATGGCGTGTTGTTAGACGCCAAGGAAATTCATTATAATGCTTTGAATAAGGCGTTGGCTCAAATAGATTATAGATATATCATATCCAGAAAAGAACATCTCTTCAAATATGATGGATTGAGTACCAAGACAAAATTGGATTTTCTGAAAAAAGATAAGCAATTACCTGAGCATGTTCACGAGCAGGTATGGAAAAATAAACAACTGTTCACGTATGAAATGTTGAGTGCAGTAGAAAAAAATGATAGTCTTGTAGATAAGTTCAAACAGTTGAAAGAACTTGGTTATACTATTGCCGTCTGCTCCAACTCTATCAGACAGACAGTAAACATTTCGTTATTGAAACTTGGACTTATCCCATACGTGGATTTTTTTCTATCAAACGAGGATGTTTCTCACTCAAAACCAAGCCCTGAAATTTTTTTGCGTGCGATGATAATAGCAAACGTATCTCCAAAAAATACTATAATAGTTGAAGACTCTTATGTGGGAAGATCCGCCGCCGAAGCATCTGGAGCAAGGCTATTTCCAGTTAGTAGCCCAAAAGATTTAAACGACAATTCTATAATTTCGTTCGCGTATAACTTTTTAAACAAAAAAGAAAATTCTATGAAATGGAAAAATAATAAACTGAATATTTTAGTTCCTATGGCCGGTAGAGGGAGCAGATTTGAGAAGGCTGGATATACATTCCCAAAACCACTTATTGACGTTGAAGGAAAGCCGATGATACAGTTGGTGGTTGAAAACATAAACATAGAAGCCAATTATATATTTTTGGTATTGAAAGAACACTATTCCAGATATAGTCTGGAAACGGTATTAAACAATGTTGCACCGGGTTGTAAAATAATACAAATAGACTCTGTTACTGAGGGTGCCGCCTGTACAACTTTGCTGGCAAAGGAGTATATAGATAATGAACAGCCACTTTTGATTGCGAATTCGGATCAATATGTTGAATGGGAGTCTTCCAAATTTATGTATAGTATGGAAGCCGACGGTATCGACGGTGGTATTCTGACATTCACTTCCACACACCCAAAATGGTCTTTTTGTAAAACAGATGAAATGGGAGTCATAACGGAGGTTGCTGAAAAAAATCCAATATCGGACAAGGCTTCGGTGGGAATATACTACTGGTCTAAGGGTCAAGACTATGTAAAGTATGCCGAAAATATGATATCCAAAAACCTAAGAGTGAACAACGAGTTTTATATTTGTCCGGTATATAACGAAGCAATTGCTGATGGAAAAATTTTTAAAACATACACTGTTGACAAAATGTGGGGTCTGGGTACGCCAGAAGACCTGGACTTGTATCTGAAAAAGTAATATGATTATAGTAAGTCACCGAGGAAATTTGTACGGTCCAGACCACAGTGTGGAAAATACACCTGATCAAATTGAATTGGTTATATCAAAGGGTATTGATGTAGAAATAGATGTAAGATTAGTTGATGGAGTTTGGTTTTTGGGGCACGATTTTCCTCAATATAAAATTGAAGAGTCTTTTTTAAAACAGAACGAATCGCACTTATGGTGCCACGCCAAAAACATAGAAGCATTGGAAAAATTAAGAGATATAGGAATGCATTGTTTTTGGCACGACCAAGATAAATACACGTTAACGTCCAAAGGAATTATTTGGGCATATCCAAATTATTATACCTCCAGTGGAATATTGGTATTACCTGATAAAACTTTTATGAGAACATATAGATATACACACAAAATACATGGTGTATGTGTAGACGACATAAACATATAATATAATGAAAATAGCAACTATAATAAATTACTGTACAAATGACTACATGTATCTTAAACCGTGTATAGACGGTGTAAGATCATTTTCATCGGAGATAATTGTGCCATACTGTGATCGGTTTCACGACGGAACACCAGAAAATAAAGACCTATTAAGCCGATCCATTCGAGAAAATACGGGAGTTCAGTTCGTCGAATTTTCATATGAACCATCAATGACTTCTAGATGGCATTGTAATGCTTCCAGAAAACTTGGATTTGAGCTGGCATCATCGGATGTTGATTATTTTTTGTTGTTGGACACTGACGAAATAATTGAGTCGGATAAATTCGTTGAATGGTTTTCTCAACAAAAAGCAGGTGGGAATATGTTGGATGGTTATAAAATAGCCAACTATTTTTATTTTAGAGATTTCAAGTATAGAACCAAGCACACGGAGGATTCAATTGTTCTAGTCAAAAACGGACCTTTGGTACGAGATGATTCTTTAATATTTCATGAACACGAACGATCTGGTATATTCGACGCCTGCCCGAAAAGAGCCAGAAATTGTATGCTGGACGGCAAGCCATTTATTCATCACTATTCGTGGGTAAGAAGTAAGCAAGCGATGTTAAAAAAAGTTACCGCATGGAGTCACAATAGAGATAAAAACTGGATTGCTTTGGTACATGAAGAATTTGAAAAACCTTTTAGAGGAAAGGATGTCATATTCGGTGATAACCGAGAGTATGAGGTCGTTGAGCCTTATTTAAAGCAATTTTCCGTCACCGACGATGGTGCTATGGGTATAAAAATATTAGATAAAGGTTCATGGAACTGGAACGATAGTTCAGAAAATCATTCAGAAAACTTGGATACTGGGTTAATGGACTATTTGTTAACATTCTTAAAAGACAAAAATCAAAAAATAATAATGGATTTTGGTTGCGCTACTGGCTATTTTCTGAAATATATATCGGAAAGAACACAAGGACTAGAACTAATTGGAGTTGAACCGCATGCGTCAAGTCATTCAAATCTGGAATATAAAAATATTCTCGACTATAATTTGGGGGCTCCTTTTGACCTCAACAAAAAAGGAACTGTGATGTGTATAGAAGTACTGGAGCATATACCTGCCGAATTTGAAGACGCCGCAATAGATAATATCGTTAGACACTGCGATAAATATCTCTTCATAAGCTGGGCATACCGTGGTCAAGGAGGGTGGGGGCATTTCAATGAAAAGAATATAAATGAAGTCGTTTCCATATTTGAGAAAAAAGGTTTTGCTGTGTTAAAGGAAGAGTCTATAAAAGCCAGAATGGCGTCAACAGTCTCGTGGATCAAAAATAATTTTGTAATATTTGAGCGAGTATGAAAATAAGGATATTTGCCAGACATTGTAAGTTCTCCAGTAACTCAGCCAATAAGGCCAGACCAAGCTGGTTTACTAGAGAAGGTTGTTTCAACAGTTTTATCAATACGCTTGATACAGACTGTGAACTAAACATATGCTTTGACGGTACTTTGACGGGGAGTGGGCATTTCTTGGAGAACGACAAGTATAAAGGAAAGTTCAAGTTATATGAAAAGCAAGGTGGAAATGATGCCAAAAGCTTTTTGAACTTATTAGATACAGTCAAAGCATCCGACTTCTCGGACTATGATATTTTATATTTTGTTGAAGATGATTATCTACATAATATAGGTTGGCCAAAAATATTGAGAGAGGGATTTAAATATATTGACGTAGACTATATAACATTATACGATCATAACGATAAATATTTTTTTGAGATGTACGAAGACCTTATGTCAAAAGTAGGACTTACGCCAAGTGTTCACTGGAAAACGATTCCTAATACAACAAACACATATGCTTGTTTGGGTAAAACATTCAAACGGGACTTTGCTATTCACGTAAAGTACTGCGATGTTGCGGGCGGTCTAACGAGAGACTTTGATAAGTTTTATGAACTTACATCAACGGGAAAAACTCTGATCAATCCAATACCGGGTTATTCAACACACTGTGAACCGGATTTCATGAGCCCCGTCGTAAATTGGGAAAATATATTTAAAAAATTACAAAACTATGAAAATTAACGTATTCTATCATTGCTATTTGATTAATAATTGGAGAGAAGTTGTAACAGAACAGTTTGAATTAATGCATAAGTCTGGGTTGTATGATGAATGTGAACAAATTTATGCGTATTTAATCGGCGGAGACGCCGAAATAGAAGAGTATCGGCAGATTATTTTAAACAAACCGAAGGTGGTTGTAAAAATTACAACCCCCAGCAACGTTGGAGAGTTTTTAAACCCGAATGGTAATCTAGAGAAATATAATACGGTATATAATGGAATAAAAGGAGCGTCGGATTTTTCAAAAACAAATGATTCTTTAATTCTTTATGTGCATACCAAAGGAACGACGCAGTCTCGGCCACAAGAAACGGATTGGAGAAATCTTCTAAACTATTTTTATATAACCAGATACAAAGATTGTGCTACTATTCTCCGCTCTGGTAAATATAATTGTGCGGGAATAAATTGCAGCAAACGTGTATCTCCTCATTTTTCTGGTAATATGTGGTGGACGACATCCCAATACGCAAGAACGTTGAGAACACCTCCTCAAATATTTGACAGATTTTATTATGAATTTTGGATAGGAGAATCGCCGGAATTTAATCCATTCTCTTTCCACAGTTCTCATCCAAAAAGTCACCACAGTGATTTGTATCCTTCGCATATATATATGAGCGACGCCCCGGCGGACTTTGAAAACAATAAATCTTTACCATAAAAGTTATGAATTCAGACTATACTAAAGACATACAAGAATTTGTTGCTAGCATGCAACAAAAACACGGGGTTGTTCCCAAATTTGCCCACAATCTTGTGGCGAAAGACAAAAAGAGAGTGTATTATTCTGGCCCATACTTTGATGAAACAGAACTTGTTGCTGCGATAGAAACTTTGCTTTTTGGCAAATGGTCTTCGTCCGGAGAAACTTGTGCAAGATTTGAGCGAGAGTTTGGAAGACATATCAATAATAAGTTTTCGTTCTTTTGCAATAGCGGATCAAGTGCCAACTTACTATTGATTGCTGCGTGCAAAGAGTATTTTGGATGGAAAGATGGCGATGAAATCATTGTTTCTGCGGTAGGATTTCCAACTACTGTATCTGCAATTGTACACAATAATCTAAAGCCTGTGTTTATAGACATTGAATGGTCTACATTGAACTTTGATTTGGTAAAGATCGAAGAAAAGATAAATGAAAAAACCAGAGCAGTATTTTTGAGTCCAGTATTGGGGAATCCTCCTGACATGGATGAAATGCTCGCTATTACCAAAAAGCATAACCTTAAACTTTTGTTGGATAATTGCGATTCTCTTGGTTCTAAGTGGCGAGGGAAATATTTGAACGAATATGCCGTAGTATCCAGTTGTTCTTTTTATCCAGCACACGAAATAACAACACTTGAAGGTGGAATGGTATCCTCGGATATACAGGAAATTGTTGATTTGGCCAGAAGTTTTGCTACTTGGGGTAGAGATTGCTATTGCGTGGGAGCAGCCAACTTGTTGTGTAACGGTTCGTGTAATAAGAGATTTTCAAACTGGTTACCAGAGTTCCCAGAGCTTATCATTGATCATAAATATGTGTTTAATAGAATCGGCTGGAACTTGAAACCGCTGGACCTCCAAGGCGCTATAGGACTAGAGCAGTTAAAGAAACTTGATTATATCTGTAAGACAAGACAATCTAATAAAGACGCAATACAATCTGCATTGAAGAAGTATGTCGATGGTTTGAATTTTCCAAACACATTTGCTGAAACAGATTGGGTTCCTTTTGGCGTGCCTATTATTTGCAGAGATAAAAAGCAAAAAGAAACGCTCGTTACGTTCTTGGAAAAGAACGGTGTTCAGACAAGAAACTATTTTGCTGGAAACTTGCTTGTGCATAATGGATACAAGCATCTCGACGATTATAAGAAATATCCAGAATCAAACAAAGTTCTTGATCTTGTATTCTTTTTAGGCTGTGCTCCAACAATATCTTCGGATAATCTAAATCATATTGAAACCGTATTATCAACATGGACGAACTAACAATATTCGGCGGCTCTGGATTTGTTGGCAGCAATTTTGCCAAACTATATCCGCAAAAAAGCATAATAATGCCTCGCGACGAAAATTGGTCCGAGAATTTGAAAGATGTGCTGTATCTTATTAGCACAACTCACAATTATCATGTCTTTGATGATCTTCATAAGGATATCAATACCAATCTCAATAAGCTAATGGATGTATTGCCAAACGTTCAAGGCACGTTCAACTTTGTAAGTAGCTGGTTTGTATATGGCGAGGGATACACCAAATATCGCCCAGCCAAGGAAGGAGACCCGTGTAATCCCAAAGGATTTTATTCAATCACCAAAAAAACAGCAGAAGACTTAACAGAGTCGTTTTGCCGCACATTCCACAGAAATTATAGAATATTACGTTTGTGTAATGTAATTGGCGGAGATGTTGGTGCAGGAAAAAAGAAAAACGCATTGGAATATCTTATCGGAAACATTGTCAGAAACGAGCCAGTAAGCATATACAAAGGTGACAATTACAGAAACTTCATGCACGTTGAAGATGTATGCGCTGCGATAAACTTGGTGACTTACAGTGGAAAATTGAATGAAATATATAACATAGGTACAGAAGAAAGCATTAAACTTGTCGAAATCATTGATTATGCAATCAAAAAAACCGGATCTACAAGTAAAATAACATACGTTGATGTACCAGAGTTTCATCAAATAGTTCAAGCACCGAACTTCTTTATGGATTGCGAAAAGATAAGAAATCTTGGATTTCGTCAAAAATACACTATATTTCAGGCGGTGGATAAGATACTTGAAAAACTATGAACATAGCAATGTTGTGGCACGGAGATGAAAATCAACCAGAGGAGTATTGGAACTGTCCTCTCGGACTTTCATTTGCCTTCAAGCGATTGGGACATAACGTAGATGTATATAAGTTTGATGCCGCTAACTGTAATTTGGATAGATTGTATCCAAATATAGAAAAATATGACTTCGTAAGCGTTTTTTGGCCTTGGACATCGCCTTCTCTCGATAGTTCTCTAAATAAACTAAAGACTATTAGTAAAACAAAACTGATACTTGATATGGGAGACGAGCCACAGACATTTGGTCAGGGATTTGAGCGAGCAAAAATAGCGGATGCGATATATACACCGGACGCGAGATGTTGTGCAAGATATAAGGAGATGGGATTTAAACACGTTCATTGGCTCAACCACTGGGGAGATGAGTTTTTATTTAAATATAAAGAAGAAATTCCCAGAAAGAACGTATGTATCACAACTTGTGGAGATAGACCCGGTGTGGATTATGTTCAATCTGCGCTTGGTGATAAGTTCATAAACAAAAAAATACCTGCTCAAGAAAATACATCATTTTATAATTCTGGCACAGTTGCGTTTCAGTATGCCAGATACGACGAAGTAACTCGTAGATTATTTGAGGCGGGCGGCTGCAAACTTGCCGTAGTTACAAATAGAATATCTACATCCACGGGGATATATGACCTATTTGTAGATGGTAAAGATATAATGTATTATTCTACTCCAAAAGAAGCTGTTGAAAAAATAGAGTATTTGTTAAATAACGAATATGTTCGTGAAACTATGGCAGAAAGAATATACAGCAAAGTAAATGTACATCATCGTGCAGAAACTCGTGCTCAACAAATCATAGATATAATAAAATCCATATAATACTATAGATTGACAATATGGCATAATTAGCTATGATTTAAATATCGTATGACTTCTAAACCAAAGAAAAGTTTGTATTTTTATTTGATGGTTATATTTTCCATCATTGGTCTGCCGCTAATGGGTATGTCTTTATTCTATATAAAGGACGCTATACTGAATGACACTTGGCGCACTAATATTGTAACAACTATACAAGTAGCAGCAATCATTGCAGCCGAATTTATGATTATATCCGAGGCAATGAAGCATAGAGAAGGATATACTACTGTAGCAACTACGAAATACAACCTGTTCAAATGCAGAGAAAGTGGAACAGAAGAATCGTTTATGATGTTTGCGGATGACGAAGAAGAACTTGAGCTGTTTTTTAGCATTACGCAACCAGACAAGAAGTTCTTTATAGAACCCGCCGAGATGTCTGGCAAAAGTATCAAAATGAAAATATTCAATGGAGGAACCAGTTATGGGTAAAACCGCCGCAATCATTCTAAATCACAACTTACCAGACTATACAGATATGCTGTATGAGTCTCTAAAGCCGTATGAAAGAGACGATTATGAGTTGTTTGTATTAGATAACGCATCTAAACCTGAAGGTAGAAGCAAATATACTTCATTTCAGTTGGAAACAAATGTATATTTTGGAGGCGGATTGAATGCCTCGATGGAGTTTGTAAAAGAAAATCCGCAATATGATTCTTTATTGTTTCTTAGCAATGACCTTACAATTCATCCATATGAGTTTGTAAGAACGCTAAGAGAAGAAATGTTCGATGAGATATTCGCCGGAAAGTGGGGAAGTCTAGAAATAAAGTATGATATTGTTGCTCCATCTTTCTATAACATAGAACCAAATCAACAATGTCATTGGAAAGGAATGCATAGCAGATGTTCTAAGGAAATAAGACAAGTTGTATATTCCGATTTTCAGTGCCCTCTTATTTCTCGTAGATTGATTGAAGCGGTTGGAAATATAGATTCGGACCTTATGTACGGATGGGGACCAGATTGGCTGTTTGCTCTGACTGCTAAAAAACTTGGATATAAGATTGGTGTAGTTGATAGAGCCTGTATTCTACATCACAATTCTCTTACAGTAAAAAGAGGTGTAGCTGGACTGGATATTCCAACATATTGCCGCCTTGCTGAAACTGGAATGAAGAATTTCTTTGTAAAAACAAATATGTACAACGATTATATGGCTCTTAGAGCAGAAGCTGAAAAATATGAATAATAATGATATAAAGTTCTCTTGGCTGATTAATACTTTTCGCTCACTTCCATATCTCAAGCTCGCGGTGGAGTCCATACGAGAAAATGCTTTTTATAAAAAACAACCAATTTTGGTATATGTTGAAAATGATGAAGAAACCGCAGAATGGTTGAAACATCAGGGTGACATAACTTCCATTGTAGAATATAACCAAGTCCCAAAAGGTATAGGAGGAGGTGTAAATGAAGCAATCAAGCAAGTCAAAACAGAATACTTTAGCCTCATTCATAGTGATTTTTATATTAGCCGCCATTACGATAAGCCATTACTTGATCTTGTTTCAAGCACAGAAAAACCGTTAGTTGCTTGTGCTTGGCGTCTTGAGCCCAACATATTCAACAACGAAGATAGGGTTGGAACAATGTTTGCCCCCGTAAATGGTGGTTTTGGTGTATATCATCACGATTTTCTAAAAGAGGAGTTTCTATATTGGGCCGATCATTTCGTACAATCGCCAAACCCATCTGGTTTTAGAAAAGTAGAAGGCGTATCATATATGATGCGAACCAAGTATTTCATAAATAACGATGCTCGATTTGCTCCTACATCGTATGAGGATATGATGCAGAATGTATTGATGCAGATAAAAGGATACGACTTTGTGGTTACTTCAAAAGCACTTGTATGGCATTTTGGAGCACGTAGTAGTCATTTTCTTGGACAGCACGACAAACTGGTTGGTACATCCGATAGACAAAAGTTAAGCGAACAGAAAAACTTTAAAACTTGGTTGACATTATGGGGAGAACCGCCATCATATGATGAAGTTGGTTTCATAAAAGTGTCAGAACAAATGCGAACTCGCTATAATAACAATCCAGAATTATATGACAGAGGCTGCTAAAAAATATGTAAAATTGATCGCCAAACATGATACTTGGTTCAAAGCAGGAACCGAAGTATATGATTATTATTCCAATCCGCCGAATGATTTGTATCGCATTACATTAGAGCAATGGCAAACGGCAATAAAGGAGGCAGGTCTATTTGTTAGAGGAGTTCGGGTATGTGAAGATAATGTTGGCGAACAGAACATTGGTTATGCCGTTGGAGAAGAACGGTGGGATGGTGAATGGTGCTATATTGAAGAATTTGAAGCAACTATAGTAAATGAAAAATTATGACAGAGGCTGCTAAAAAATATTTTGAGTTGTATTATAAACTACAACGCTGCATTGATGAAGGCGAGAAGGATGGATTACTTGCCAACAAGACACGAAAAGAGTTGTATAGAGTATACAACGAAATGACTGAAAAAGAACAACAACTACTTGACATAGTCGGAATAGAACACGGAAAAACATGAAAATATCATACTGCCTGCCAACAAAAAACAACCTTAGATATTTGAAGGGTTCTGTACAATCTATTAAGGAAAACTCTATACTTCAGTATGAAATAGTTGTGTATATAGATGCCGACAATGATGGAACCGAAGAATGGCTGAAGTATAATGCTCCCGAAGTAAAATATACAAAAAATACTACAGGTGAGTATAAAGGTATTGCTTATGGATATAATCGCTGCATAGAACAATCTACTTCGGATGTTGTGTGCATGTTCCACGCTGATATGTATATGGGCAAGGGATTTGATATTAATCTAATAAAGCATCTAAAGGCGGATACGGTTGTGGCTGCGACGAGAATAGAACCGCCATTACATCCAGCGGGAAAAGAAAAGATAGTAGAGCATTTTGGAATGTATCCTGAAGATTTCAAGAAGAGTGAGTTTGATGCTTATGTTGATAACTTGAATGTCAAAAACAAGGATGTTATTACCAACGGAATATTTGCACCGTGGCTGACATACAAAAAGACATTGACAGATATTGGTATGCACGATGAAACGCTGCATTCATATTATGAAGACTCTGATATATTCCAGAGAATGATATTGAGTGGATGTAAAATGATACAATCGTGGGATGCTCTTGTATATCATTTTACTTGTAGAGGTGGGCAGTTTCAAGATGGCGTCGAAAAGCAAACACAAGATCCAAAGTTTCACGCTATGCGAAATCGTTCTGCCAGATATTATATGAGAAAGTGGCAGAGTTGGATTCAGAATAATCAATATCAACATCCAATCATATCAAAGAAACTGAATATTGGATTTGTAGTTACAGATGTTACTGATGAAAACTTTATTTATCATATAGAGCCATATGCCACACACATCTATATCGACAACTCTATATTGGCAGAACGATATATAGCCAGAGAACAGCCAAATTCTAATGTAGATTTACGAACTCGCATATTCAATCACGATTATATTGAGCAAAACAAAAACAATATGCTATTGTATTTTTCACAGAAGGATTTTATAGCCAATAGTCCTATGGAAAATATGAGCATCATACAAAATCTTGGCACAATCATATCGGATGGGTATGAGCCAGATTCCGAAATGATGCTTGGAATATTTAAACTAAAAACAAATGGAGAATTAAGAGACATTACACCCTCGCTTATTAAACTATGAGCAATCTTTTGTTAAATAAATCAAGTTTTATTCATATACCCAAGTGTGGAGGCACTGTTGTGCAAAATCTTTTGTTTAGATTGAAATTGGCTAAAAAAAGGTACAACTCTCCACAAAATGGTCATTTATTTCTTCATCAAATGATTGAAAGCGAAAATACATACAATTTTTGCTTTGTTCGTCATCCGTATACTTGGTGGCCATCTTTCTGGCAATGGAGCAAACAAGACAGATTGAGTTTGATGGAAAGAACATGCCCGGATTTCGATACTTGGGTCCAAGAATATGGTCCTTTTTGGATGGGGCATTATTCTAAACTCGTATCCAGATATACTGGAGATGACCCGTTATACAATTCAAATATAAAGATGAATTTTATTGGCAAAACAGAAAATCTTTTCGGAGATTTGCATAAAGCTTTGACACTCGCAGAGGAAGAATTTGCAGAAAAAAGATTTCAGCATTTATTATGCATTATTAACACCGATCCAAAATTGTTAAAAAGTAAAAACATGCAAGAATATAATCGCACAATATCAGATAAATCAAAAGAAATAATATATAAAACTGAAAAGTATATGTTTGATAAATTTAATTATGAACCCTAGAAATCTTTTTATATTTGCAGTCGAATATGTTCGAAACCTTGGTGGAAATGGTCGCGGAGTTATTATTGTAAGAAAAACTCCATTAGACCAGATTACTAAGTTGTTTGATGATTTTTTATTGGACCCAGAAATAGCTAAGTTTGTGAAATACAAGAAAGTAACATCAGAAGAACATCCAAATATGGTGATATACAGAGTAGAAGGTACCGAAGAACATATAATATTTGGAGTTAGTGAGGAAGGCTGGAAAGGTGATTATGGATTGACACATACAGATTTGGTAGTTAGTGTATATTAAAATTTTATGAAAAAAGTATCTATTACAAAACTAGAAAGCAAAGCAATAATTCCCACACGGGGAAGTACTGGAGCGGCGGGATATGACCTGTATACCACAGAATCTCATACTTTAAAGCCCAACGAGAGAAAACTGTTCAAGACGGGACTATCGATGTCTATTTGGTCTGGAATGTATGGTAGAATTGCACCAAGAAGCGGTCTCGCATACAAAAAGGGAATAGATGTTATGGCCGGTGTTATTGATGAAGATTATCGCGGAGAAATTGGAGTTATTCTTATCAATCTTGGTCAAGAAGATGTCAACGTCGTTATTGGAGACAAGATTGCCCAGATTATATTTGAGTTTTATAATCCTGTTGATTTTGTTGAAACGACTGGGCTTGATAATACTCAACGGGGTGACGGCGGATTTGGTTCAACAGATAAACCATCCAAACCAACATTTCAAAAATTCACTCTAAAAAAAGCAACAACCGTTAAAAAGTTTTTTGCGGAAAATAAAACCGGAGAACTCAACATGGAAAAAGTTGAAGTTTATATGGGAAATTTTCATGGTGAAATATATGAGTATGAAGAAAGTGGAATGAAAGGACTTTGTGTTGTGGATGATTCTGGTACAGTTCATCCTTATTCCAAAACTCTAATTGTAAAACTATAATTTATAGTTAATTGTTTTATTTTTTGCCTTATATTTATATTTGTAAAGTTTATTGCAGAATAACATGAGCAAAAATAATTATAGATACAAAGAAGATTATTCAAACATTGACGTAGAAGAACTCGACGAAATTGAAACTGAAAAGTTTGAAAAATTTCGTCCCAAGAAAAAAGGAAAGAATAAGCCTAAACAAAAAGACACTCATATAGAAGAAGATGAGCGTTGATGATAAGTGTGTAGATTATCTTGAATTGTTCCGTGATGCCAAGTATCTGGAACTATCGGAACTATTGAAAAAAGAAAACGCCGCTGTTGTAGCGGCGTTTTGTTATTATTTGAGCAAGTATGAGGGAGTAAATCACTTGGATTTTCTCCGTAAGTTGCTTTAGTGTTTGTGGTAGATAACTCCCCAATCAGCGAGGCGAATGTCTCCACCGGCATATGACATACTGCTTTGTAGGCTTTCGGTCATTTCCTTGAGTTTCTGTTCGTATGTAACTCCATTACATTCGAGCGTAACCAATCTTCCCTCGACGTGAGTATTTGATCCCTTGTTAATGGCAGAAGCAGAGCCGTAATACTGCTTATACTTTTTCTTGGCAAGCATTTCATCTAGACTTTGTTCAAGAACTCCTTTTGGACTGACCTTCATTGTTTCTTTGAGTTCGTTCATTCTTACAACCTTTTGGATAGTTTCGGCTGGCGAATCAACGCAAGCAGCAAACACACTACCGACCATAACCATCTGACCGCCAGAACGAATCGCCTTGGCAATATCTCCATTCATTCTAATTCCACCATCAGCGACCAACGGCTTTCTGGCAGCAGCAGAACATTCTAGCATGCAAGTGAACATTGGCATACCAAATCCAGTCTGACCATATGTAGTGCAGGCATCGCCTTGAGCAATGCCAACCTTCACGCTGTCTGCTCCCCAATTTTCAAGATCAACGACCGCTGCTGGCGTTGCCACATTTCCCGCAATAATAAAAGGCTTTTCAACCGAGCAAATACTACTGCGATACATTCGCATAATATAAGCAAGCATTTCCTTCATTCGCACGCTGTGTGCGTGAGCAATATCAATAGTGATATAATCAACACGAAGATTCTTTTTGATACAATGCTCAACCAGATCCATATCTTCTTGCTTTACGCCAAGACTGATGCTGATATTCTTCCAGTTCTCTTCGTTGGCTTTTTCAATGAAGTTGATATTATCAGTATTAGGAGTGTCGTGATGGTTGATATTGAAGCGATGCATTACATAAAAATAGTCATTTTCACTCATCCATTTTGCCGTCTTGGCATCAATGGTGCATTTCATATTAGCGGGAGTAACAGGCAACTTGAACTTCTTTGGTCCAAATTCTACAGAAACATCTGCGTCTGAACGAGAATGATACTTTGAGTAGTGCGGCTTTAGAAAAACGTCCTGATATGATAGATATTGTGTTTTTTGCATAATTTATTTTAGGTCACCTATTTTAGGGGCACCTAAAAAAGTGTCAATTTATATAAAGTGGTATATATTTATTATTATGAATGCTAAGTTAGTAATAGTCAAAGGATGCCCTAAAATAGACGAAGATAGTCAACGTCTTATTGCCAAGTATGTAAAATATGCCGTTGAGCAACTTGGATTGGATGATACACCTATTACTATCAGATTGCTTGGA